AGGCCGTCTCCGACAAGACCGGCAAGCCTGACTTGCGAGGCACTTACGGCCTCCATGGCCGCGAGATGATCGCCTGGCTCGTGCATCTCCAGCACACCCGCGCCAAGAACATCGTCTTCGTCGGTGTGCTCGACGAGAAGTTCGATGACTTCAACCGCAAGATCTACGTGCCCCAGATCGAAGGCACGAAGACCGGGCTCGAACTGCCAGGCATCGTCGATGAGGTCCTGACCCTCACCGAGATCAAGGACGAGGAAGGCAAGTCCTACCGCGCCTTCGTCTGCCACACGTTCAATCCCCATGGCTATCCCGCCAAGGACAGATCGGGACGCCTCGACATGATCGAGGAGCCCCATCTTGGCCGCCTGTTCGCAAAGATCGGCGGCCCCGCGAAACCGGCAACCGGGAGGATGGAGTTTGGCCGCCCCGCCTCTCCGGTCGCCGCTCCCCTCAACCATCAAGAGACGACAGAGGAGTAAGCCACCATGACCAATGCGTGGAACGATTTCAATGATGCCCGGCAGAATGCCAACTTGATCCCCAAGGGCACCATCGTGAAGGTGCGCCTGACCATTCGGCCCGGCGGCTTCAGCGACCCGACACAGGGCTGGACCGGCGGCTATGCCAAGCGCGGCAACACGGGCGCAGTCTATCTCGATGCCGAATACACGGTGCTCGAGGGCCAGTACGCGAAGCGCAAGATCTGGTCGATGATCGGGCTCTACAGCCCCAAGGGGCCGGACTGGGCCAACATGGGCCGCAGCTTCGTGCGCGGCATCCTGAACTCGGCGCGCGGGTTGTCCGACAAGGACAATTCCCCGCAGGCGCAGAACGCCCGGCGCATCTCCGGTCTCGCGGATCTCGATGGCATCGAGTTCGTGGCGCGCATTGATGTCGGCACCGACAGCAATGGCGAGGAGAAGAACGAGATCCGTCAGGCGGTCACGCGCGATCACAAGGAGTATGCGGCCGTGATGGGCGGCATGATGGTGCCTGTGGGCTATTCGCCTGCCCAGCCCGCCTACATGGCGCCGGAGCCCCAGCCTCAGGAAGGCTACGCCGCGCCCACGCAGCAGGGCTATGCGCCCGCCGCGCCGCAGGCTCCGCAGCCTGCCCACCACCAGCCCCAGCCTGCGCCGGCTCCGGTGCGGTCCGGCGCCGTGCGCCCCACCTGGGCGAAGTGAGGCCGTCATCATGATGCTTCGCCCCCGCCAGAAACTCTTCGTCGAGCGCAGCCTTGCTGCGCTCGGCACCCGCAACAATACGCTGGGCATCGCTCCAACCGCAGCCGGCAAGACCGTCATGCTGTCGGCGGTGGCCGGCGAGCTGCTGAAGAACCCGGACGCCAAGGCCTGCGTGCTCGCTCATCGCGACGAGTTGACCGAGCAGAACCGCGCCAAGTTCTCGCGCGTCAATCCCGGCATATCCACCTCGGTGGTCGACGCCAATGAGAAGTCGTGGGACGGCCGGGCGACCTTCGCCATGGTGCCGACGCTGTCCCGGGCCTCCAACCTCGACGGCATGCCGACTCTGGACCTCCTCATTATCGACGAGGCCCACCATGCGGTCGCCGTGACCTATCGCAGCATCATCGACCGTACGCTGCAGATGAATCCTTCGGCAAAGATCTTCGGCGTGACCGCGACGCCAAACCGCGGCGACAAGAAGGGCCTGCGCGATATCTTCGACAATGTCGCGGACCAGATCCGCATCGCCGAGCTCATCGCCTCCGGCCATCTGGTGAAGCCCCGCACTTTCGTGATCGATGTCGGCGTGCAGGAGGCGCTCCGCAAGGTGCGCCGGGTCGCCTCCGACTTTGACATGAATGCGGTCGCCGAAATCATGGACAAGTCGCCGGTGACGGATGCGGTCATCAGTCACTGGAAGGAGAAGGCCGCCGAGCGGCAGACCGTCGTGTTCTGCTCGACCGTTGAGCATGCGCAGAACGTGGCGGACGCTTTCGTTGCAGCCGGGGTCAAGGCCGCGCTGGTCCACGGCGAGATGAAAGACGCAGACCGCAGGGCGACTCTTGCCGCCTACAATCGCGGCGAGGTCCAGGTCATCACCAATGTCGCGGTGCTGACCGAGGGTTGGGATCACCCGCCCACCTCCTGCGTCGTGCTGCTCCGGCCCTCTTCCTACAAGTCCACCATGATCCAGATGGTGGGCCGGGGGCTGCGCACCGTGAATCCGGAAGAATACCCAGGGGTCGTCAAGACGGACTGCATCATTCTCGACTTCGGAACCTCCAGCCTCATCCACGGATCGCTCGAGCAGGATGTCGACCTCGATGGCCGCCTGGTGACGGGGGATGCTCCCACCAAGACCTGTCCCTCCTGCGAGGCTCAGGTTCCGGCCGCCGTCATGGAGTGCCCGCTGTGCGGCCATGTCTGGGAGAGCGGGCTCGGAGGGGCTGAGCCCCAGCCGCTCGATCAGTTCGTCATGACGGAAATCGATCTGCTGGCGCGCTCGAGCTTCGAGTGGATCGACGTCAACGGTGACGGCTCCGCCATGCTGGCAAGCGGCTTCACCGCCTGGGCCGGGGTCTTCAACCAGGACGGTCGCTTCTATGCCGTGGGCGGCGCGAAGAACAGGGCCGCCGTCCTGCTGGGTGTCGGCGAGAACATCGTCTGCCTCGCCGCCGCCGATGACTGGCTCAACACCAACGAGACGGACGAGTCGGCGCACAAGACCAAAGCCTGGCTCCGTCAGCCTCCGACCGAGCGGCAGTTCGCCTACCTGCCTCCAGCCTGCCGTATGGATTACAGCCTCACCCGTTACCAGGCCTCGGCCATGCTGAGCCTGAAGTTCAACCTCCATGCCATTCGCAGCCGCATCGCGGAAGCGAAGGGCGCCAGCCTCGCGGCGGCTGCGTGATGGGGGAGCATCATGTCACACGCACCCCCCATCACCGCCCGCGAGCGATTCGTGCGCTGGCAGCCGCGCTTCGAACTGTGCGCGGTGTGCAGGAGCCCGGCGCATGGATTCGGCTGGCAGGAACCGCAGCGCATGAGCAAGCCGCGGCCCCCAGCATGGTTCTGCTCCATGGCCTGCCAGACCTTCTTCTGGGAACGCGCCCGGAGGTCTCCCGCCATGTTTGATCTGACCGACGAGGAAAAATCCGCCCTGCGCTACGCCATGAAGATGGCCGCCGAAGTGATGGAGGAGATCGGGTGGAACACCCGGCTCTCCGATCTCTCCGAGCAGCAGGTTCTCACCCTCATGGAGGTCGCCGTCGGCGGCTTCCAGGACGCGATGCGCGACATCGCCGCCGCCAACACGCAATCACCGGAGGTGCCGTTCTGATGCTGGACTACAATCACACCCGCAGTTTCGCGGACAAGCTCAACGAAGTGGTTGACGCCGCGCTGATGGACGAGAATGCCACTCGTCCCCGCCGCGACTATCTCGGCGGCTCGCGCGTCGGCCATCCTTGTGAGCGTGCCCTGCAGTTCGAGTTCGCTGGTGCCCCGAAGGACGAGGGCGCCGACTTCCCCGGCCGCACGCTGCGCATCTTTGCCATCGGCCATGCCCTCGAGGATCTGGCGATCCAGTGGCTGCGGGCCGCCGGTATCGATCTCTACACGTGCAAGGGCAATGACCCGGACGGCCAGCAGTTCGGTTTCTCGGTCGCTGGCGGGCGCATCCGCGGCCATGCCGACGGGATCATCGCTGGCTCTCCCGAAGCACTGAAGCTCGGCGTTCCCGCGCTGTGGGAATGCAAGACGATGAACGCGAAGAACTGGCGCGAGACGGTAAAGACCGGCGTTGCCGTCGCGAAGCCCATCTATGCCGCCCAAATCGCGCTCTATCAGGCCTACATGGACGCCGCGGTCCCGGGGCTCGCCTCCAACCCTGCGCTGTTCACCGCCATCAACAAGGACACGGCTGAACTTCATCACGAGCTGGTGCCGTTCAACGCCGAACTGGCCCAGCGCATGAGTGACCGGGCGGTGCGCATCCTCCGCGCCACAGACGCGGGCGAGCTACTGCCTCGCCTGGCGCGGGAGCGGGACCATTTCGAGTGCCGGATGTGCGCTTACGCCAACCGCTGCTGGAGCCTGCCACAATGACCAACCATACCGACGATACGACCGGTTCCGGTGAAGGCCAACAGCCTGAGCAGAAGCCCACCGGCGAGGTGATCCACTTCAACCCCTGGCGCGACTTCAACGACGCGCCGCTGCAGGAGGACCCGTTCGGCATCGAGCCGGACCCGGAGCAGCTCCGCGTCTTTCTCGACGTGGTGTTCGGCTATTGCGAGGGCCTGATTCCCGTCCGCGGCTTCGTGGACAAGGGGCAGGGCAGGGACGGCAAGCCCAACAACATCTGGATCGAGGCAGACGCCTCGGCCTTCGACAAGCTGAAGACCTTCGCCACTTGGGCGTGGCGCGAGGGCGCGGCGCTCTATGTCATTCCTGGAACCGTTGCCGCGCAGGGTCAGGCACGCGCGCATGAAGTGCTCCAGATGCAGGCGGTGGTCGTGGACCTCGACGCCGGTGACATCCTGGCGAAGCTCGCCCATCTCGGCCGTTATCTCGGCACGCCAACGCTTGTCGTGGAAAGCGGCGGCCGCACGC